CCGTTCGCATAAGTCGTTGCCGTCCCGAGTGTATAGATCGCGTCGAGCATGTTTGGCACTGTGCTGGATGCGAGCGTGGCCGTACCGACATACTTCCAGTTGAGCGGAGTGAGTGCCATTAGGAGATGACCCCCGGCGCCACTTCGGCGCTAGACGTGGTGATCTGATCGAGGATGAAGTCCTCGACCATCTCGGGATCGTTCATCAACGAAAGAGCCGCTACGATGGCCACCCACTGGAGCGTTCCACCACGACGAACGAGCATCGTCTCATCTGCGGTCGCCTGCACTGCCTGTGCGGCTCCCGATCCGTTGAATGCAGCGACGCTCGTGTTGCTGCCAGTATGCCCGCTCGAGGTCCATCCGAGCGAGGACAGGGCAGAGTGAGCAGGAACGGCCGGTGTGCCGTGGGTGTGGTCCCCTCGGGCGTAGTCCGTCGAGGTTCCCACGGCCGGGCTCTGCCCGAAAGAGGTCTCGCTCACCACCGACGATGCCGGCGTGCCACCGCCGCCGCCGCCGCCCGAGGCCGCGACCGTGACTGTCAGCACCTCGCCCGTGAGGCTCTCGGAGATCGTGACGTTCGTTCCGGCTACCAGCTGCGCCACGCGGGCGAACTGTCCGGTGCTGTTCCGTGTGAGCGGTACGCGCGCCATGGTTAGGCCCCCGCCTCGATGTATCGCAGCGTGAGCGTGAGCGCGCCGTCCTCGGTCCACTGCACGCCTTCAATGAGGCAGAGCTGCGACGAGGCCGCGACCTCGATGTCGGTGAGCGCGATGAGGTCCCCACGCCGAAGCCAGCCGTATCGGCGTGGCGCGATGTACTGCATCATGCGCGCGGGCTGGCCGTAGCGTGCCGCTTGAGCGAGCAGCACCTTGCTCGCCGTCGTCGCGTCATGCACGACCGTCGTCTCGAGCACCTTGCGCCGCAGCCCGTAGCGTGACCTCGGGCCGATGAGCTGCGCGATGGTCATGCGGTCGGGGTCCGCGACGGACACCTCGCCGCCCATCGAGCGGGCGACCATGTAGCCCTCGGTCTGCGGGTTCCACGTGTACCGGAGCTCGATGTCGGTGGCGACCTCGTCAGAGCCTTCGTAAGAGATGCGCCCGACGCGCTCGAGGTTCGGGTCGAGGTCGGTGGAGAGGACCGTGATCGCCGACGTGGCGTTCGGGTAGACCGGCCAGAGGAACGGGTAGACGCCGCCCTGCCCGCCAGCCATCGCGAACGGGAACACGGCGCCGAGCACCTCGGTGATGTACTCCCCGAGCGCCACGACCTCATCGATGTAGCCGCTCGTCTGATACTGGTTGAGCAACGGTCGCACGGCATCGACGCGGCCATAGTCCACGCGCAGCGCCGAGGTGCGAAGGACGTGCGCGAGGAGATCGCCTACGCCGCGAATGGCTTGACTGCTCTCGTCCACGAGCGCCGCGCCGTTATTCCAGATGGCGAAGAGCGGGTCGGTCAGCACGAGCGACGACGTACTCGTATCGACCACGACCCACGCAACCAGAGGAATACCTCGTGTATAGCCCCAGTATTGACGGATGTCCGTGTAGTACACGACGAACGTCTCCGTCGTGCCGGCGCTATCGATGATGTCCACCGAGAACGCCTCGACGTAGTGGCACGCGATGCCCAGGTAGACGAGCGAGCCACTCGTCCCGATGATGGGCGCCGGGCTTCCGGCTGCGGTCGTTGCTCCCGGCGTTCCCCAGACCATCGGGATCACCACGCCAGCATCCCCTACGTCTGCCGAGGATAGCGTGCTCACGGCGCGAGCAAGCCACGGCGCGATCGTGATCGGCTGCACGGGGAGGGTCGTCTGGTCGTCGGCGACCATCTCCTCGAGTGAGCAGGTGACCGGCTCCCATTCGGCGCCGTACTCGGGATCGACCAGCTTGCCGCTCACCACGATCCGGCGCTCGTCCCAGTCCGTACCCGCTGCCCACTGCGACAGCTCGCCCACTGCGCCGTCGAGGGCGTGCCCCTCGGCGATCAGTCCAGGCACATCGACCGGAAGGATGAACGAGAGCGGCACCGAGAGGCGCGGAGCCTCGACGCTCCAGATCTCAAGGGCCTCCTCGACCGCCGGGTAGTCCACAAGGTCGGGCGTTGTGGTGATCGTGTCCGCGCCGTCTGTGATGTAGAGCGAGTCGGTGGACAGGTAGAACGTACCGCCGGCCCACTGGATGGACAGCACCCAGTAGATCTCGCCGCGCAGTTGAGCCTCGGTCCACCGATCGGTCATACCTCCTCCTCGAGCCGGATGACCGAGGTCCGCACGACCTCGCCGTTAGCCGCCCCGCTGGCGATCCACTCCTCGCCTTGAACGGTCTCGATGCTCACGTCGGAAACGATCCGGCCGTACATCATCAGGTCGGGATGGCTCGCCGTGTAGACCGTGCCGAGCGCCTGACGCTCGATCCACGGGAGGTAAACGACTGGCGTCTGACTCCCGTAGAGTTCGCGCACGAGGCCCTCCATCGAGAGCGGCGCGTCGAACCAGGTAGCCGCGGCCTCGCCACCTCCCGAGGCCGCGGCGTTGACGTAGTCCGCAGGGCCAGCCTGTCGGACTGCGCTCAGGTCGGTGCCATCCGTCCACCCAAACTCTACTGACCGGCGCGAAGGGCCGAAGTTCTGCGCCCGTCGTGCGCCGCTGCGACCCGTCGTGAGGGTCGTGTTCGGCGAGGTCTGCACCGTGCGCCCCCAGCTGTACCGGCGCCCGAACGCGAGGATGTGCCCGAGGACGAGCGTGCCGATCTCGAAGTAATCCTCGACCGTGTGCTGCGCCGGGATCGTGAGCCTGTACGCGTTGTAGCGCGGGTCATTGTTCCACACGAGCAAGCCCGACCTGTGGACGATCGCGCCGTTCGTGCCGCTCGACCCAAGGCCCGAGGTGCTCGCCACCTCGAGGCGCAGCCGGCGCCCGCTCTGGTTCGTCCAGTTGCCCTCGCTGCTGTTCGAGATGGCCTTTGCCGTGAGCCCGGCGACGGCAGTCGTGTCCGGCACGAAGCGCGCCCCGCGGAGGATGCCATGCGGCCAGAAGTAGCCGGCGCTGGTGGCGCTGCTCGTGTCCGGCTCGATGATCGTACCGTTGCGGACCCAGCGAAGCGGCCGGCTCTGCGCCGCCATGTCGATGACGCCGAGGCTTACCCACGCTCCCGCACCATTACGCCCCTCGAGGGTAGCCGTGCGGAAGTTCACGCCGCCCAGGTAGAGCGCCCCGAGAGGCCCTCGAAGCGGAGTGACTGCGCCGGCTCCCGTCTCGATGACCCACGTCAGCTGGTGCTGGGTCGCATCGACCGAGCGCCACGACTGACGCGGCGACGGGGCCTCGCTCACGAGGACGTTCGAGATCGCGTAGTCGTATCGCGGCGTGATCGTCCACTCATCGCCTGCGAGCGTCGGGCCAGCCACAGCGCGCACCAGAGTGCCGTAATCCAGCGTCTGCGGAAACGCCGAGAAGGGGCGACCCGGGAGGTCGGTGGGGAGCGTGAGGTTGTAGACCGAGGACACACCCGCCGCAGCCATCCAGCCCACGCCGTACCAGCGGGATTCGGCTGGGTTCACGAGCGAGAACTGCCCCCACGTCACCGAGGTACCTGCGGCAGTCACACCCGCGTCGCTGACCGTGTTGACGTTCACGATGCGGTTGGACGGACGCAGCGTGATGAAGCCACCCGCTCCCGTGCCGAGGTACACGACGGCGTTTGCGGTCGCGCCGTTGTTCTCAAGGAAGGCGCGGATCTGGATCTTCATCCCTGCCGTGATGGTCCCAGACCCGAGCGAGGCGCCGCCGTTGCTGTCGATAACGTCCACCGTCGTGCCCGAGCAGCGCACGCGGATGCCGTAGGTATTCGTCCCGTTGCTCGAGGCAAGCCGGATCTCGCTGCGCTCCGTCGTGGCGATCCACTCTGCAAACGCCGCCACCGTGTGGTTCGCCGTGAGCGCGGGGCCTGCCTGCGTGTACGTATTGACGGCCGCAGCGGGCGACACGATGGACAGGTACCCCGCGG